TTGTCTATCTTGGCAGGGGAGTAATTTACCATCTCACCCAACTTTTTAGATACCTCTGAGCTAGTACCTGTATACTGTAATGCAGGGGGATAGGATTCCTTCCCAGCCGATACTATCGGTCTATCCAAAAAGAAGCTGTAATTACTTAAATTCTCTATAACGGGCAATATAGCAGTTGGCATAAAGCCTGGGCTACCCGCAGAAAAAGCATTTTCCATAGCCTCCGTTAGCATATCCGGGTCTTTGTTGTCTATGTACTCCATAAACCTTTCAGGGATTGAACCAAAGATAATGCCCAATTCAAAGGGTTTCGGAATCCTGTAGATGTTGTCTTCGGTCATTACTATCCAAAATAAGTCTTTTTGCCACTGAGGTATTTCTTTCCAGCGTGGGTCGTTGCGGTTGGCTAAATAAAGCAACATGGAGGGTAGCGTAATACCAGCAAATACTTTAGCCGATGTTCTTACGGGGTTTTCCTTAAAAGAGGCCGCCATTTTAGTCCATCCCCTAATGTTGGCGTTAAAGAAAGCGATTAAGGAATTAATGCCCCTGGTCGTTGTCCCCATCTGACCAAAGTCCAGCGATACATTTCTGGCTGACATTCCTGCCTTCAGGGGGGTTGCGCCAGCCTTTACACCCTTAACAAACTCCCCCATTCTAGTCCCCTTTTCACCAAGCTCGCTGACTATCTGAAGTAACTCTAGAGGGTGTTTGACATAGTTGGTAAACCCCTTGCCTCTCACAACTTGCTGAAAGCTACTATTTAGGTATTCCCTATCTATTGAGACAAGCATAGAGTGTTCAGCCCCAGACATCTTGAACATTGAATAATACTTATCTCGCCCCACAATACTCGCCACCCCCCGCAGGAAATCCACACCAGGAAGAAAGCCATAATTAGAATAAGCGAAGGCTGTCATCTGGTCTCTCAGTGGATTTCTGACCATAAAATCGGGACTCAAAGTCGCTCCAGCCCTCAGCCATTTAGCGGGAAAACCCAAGAGTTTCCCCATCATCCCTATTGACTCTCTATCCAGGTTAAGAAGACCTTTATATAAATCAGGGTCAACCTTGAAAAAAGATTTCTTGCCATCTACTAATACCGAGACGACATTTTCTTTGGTAAACATTGAGGGGCGAAAGACATTAAATACCTGCTCCGTTTCACCCTTAGATAACCCCTCTACTGAAATTCCAAGTTCCCTAGCTGTTACCTGGGCAACCCTAGATATGGGTGTTTTTACCCTCATAAACAATGGCGCAAGTTCAGGGTTTTTGCTTACGAGATTGGCCATCATAATTCCAACTTCGTTTCTGTCGGCTGCCCCTACGAGTAAGTGCGTATTTTTAACAACGCTCTCAAGGGGATTGATTATTGCTCTTTTGGAACCTTTAATCCTTTTTATGGGGGGGAAGATGTCTGCCATTTTCTTTCCCATAAACCCCTTAGATGCCAACTCCTCAAAGACCCTCTGGAAGGGAACATAGGACTTGGAGGTTTGTAGCCGAGTTACTAATTCCTTGCTCAATAATCCTGCTTCTTGGGCATAATTCAAAACATCGTTCTGATACTTATATACCCCTTCGGCTGTCTTGGCAAAGTTGGGATATTTAGCCGCTAATTCCTTAACAGCCGCTTTAGCGTCTGTGGTTTTTATACCAGTTTTAATCCCCCTCCCCGCCAATTCAATGGAACGCAGAGATGTTAGGTATGTAGTAAAATCTCGTAAAGTCGCTGGTTCTTTTACTGGCTCAAGTACCTGCCTTAATCCTGGCCCCTTGAAATCTGGAACTGCTTTGCCTTCTACCATCTTCCAGTATTGCTTACCAAATGTCCCCTTCTCCAGCATAGTATTGGCTTTACTTGCAATACCCTTTAACGCCCTAGCCCAAATATAAGGGTTCTCCTCCATACTCAATTTTGCCCCACCCTCTCCTGCGGCAGAGACAAATTTCTTGATAGGGTAAAGGTCATCTATCATAGCAGTATTAAATTTATCCCACCCTCGGCTTGCCTTCTCTCCTATGCTTGGCCCCTTCTCCCCAAACGATATATGACTAAACACTCTCTGGGTAGCGGGCATCTCTGGAGGTATAGGTTCTATCGGGGGAAGTTTTAACCCGCCTGCCTCGCTTGCGGCGAACTCTTTTGCAAGTGAAGTGGCGGCGGGCAACTTTTCCCCTGTTGTCTTAACAGCCCACTGCAAGGGTTTACCTACCGCATATTTAAAGGGATAACCTACACCATATTTCAAGACGTCTTTGGGGAGGGTTTCTACAATACCCTGTGAGACAGCCAATAGGGGTTCCATAATTTTCGCAGGAAAACCCAAATCCCTTAACAAAGACCAAGTTAGGCGTCCATGAGTAAGCCTCAACTCCGATGGCAACGGCACCTTGCTCCAAATAAGTGTCATCTCTATAGCAAGGGGGATAACATCCCTGACAAGGTTGACATCCGCTTTGTTGCCAGTGGGGAGAGTTATATTCGTATGCCAGGTAGGATATGCCTCAGAGTTCCGAAGCCATTCCCCTTCCCACCCTTCTTCGGGTAAGAAGGAACTTTCAACTAACCACTCGCTATACTTTTCCTGTTCTTCGGGGGTTGCTGTAGGAATGGACTTCCCCTCCAATTCGGGAATATCCGCAGTTCCAGCAGCGGTCATACCCATCACTTCCCCCAGGGTCATCTTCCGCCCAATCTCTTCCTCAATCCTTTCTTGTGAGGAGCGGACTGGGGGTAAAATGGAGGTTCTACCCTTAATAACATCAGCAATTCTGCCTGGGGTTTCAAATATAACCTTGGTTATTGCCCTGCCAATATCAAAGAAGGAACCCGATGGAGCAAGGGGTTTATCGGGAATTTGCATCGTACCCCCCCTGACCATAACCTTGTCCATATACGATAAGCTATCCCAAACATCTTTCGGGGCATCTACCATCTCACCACTCTTAAGTTGCACGGGAATAGTCTCTGGTTCTACGGGGGGTTCTACGGGAGACGGCTCAACGGGTGGTGGCGCTTGTTTTGGGGCTTCCGTAATCGGGGTAATAGGCTTAATTCCCCCTAATCTCAATTCCCTTGATGACTTAAGTGTTGCCCTCAATGCCTGCTGTTTAGCTAGTTTCTTAGCGTCACGTTCGTCTGGAGAAACTATAGGATAGCCCAATAGCCCAGCGGGGAGACCCTCCAAAAGGTCGTTGACAACATTTTCAGCGGCGAGGGCATCAATATCCTGCGTCAACGTATGCCTCCGATAAATCTCGTCTTTTTCTGTTCCCGCCTTGGGGGAGAAGGCAGAACAAATCCCCTAAGACTCTCAAGGAGTTCCTCGCCAGCAGGAACCTTTTTAGGGTAGGGGCCAGGGAGTAAAGTATTAAAGAATTGAGATAAATAGGCTACATCATCTGGCCCGTATTCTCGTCTCTTGAGTTCTTCTATATATGCGGCCCTAGCCTGCGCTTGGGTTATAGTTATATCTGGTCTGCCGCCTCCACCACCACCATAAGCCCCTGTCCCACCCTCCTGAACCCCACCTTGTAGCTGCCCCTTTACTGACTCCGTGACTGCTGGGGTCTCAGCAAATGGCAAGGTTACTGTTTGCCCCGTAGTAGGGTCTGTTGTTGTATATTGTCCGTATCTAAAACCACTAACATCCTTGCCCTGATAAGTAGGTGAGGGAGTTGCCTGCGGGAGAGGTTGCTGGGCAGATAATTGCCTCTCCCCCTCTGTTGTCATTTCGTATTTGGGCGTTAATTTCCCTCTAGTGGTTTCTACCTCGTGCCCCACAGCCTCAGTAGCAGTCGTAATATCATTCCCGATATGGTCTATGATGCTATCCCCGCCAGGTGAGTCAAATCCCATAAAATCTTGCATCAACTGATTCTCACCCCTTTCAGCAATATAATCGGGGTGGAAATTAGATATGTAGTCCGAGTAAGAACTAAAAAGATACTCTCCGGGAGTCATGCCCGTTAAGTAGGCGGCTTTTGAGAGTTGCCCCCAAGCATTTAGAAGGGGGATAGCATTTTGTCCTTGAGGTGTGTTTAGCCAACCCTTAATCCCTCCCTCTTCTAATCCACTTATTTCTTCGGGGGTCAAGGCCGACAAAATCCCCTCTACGCTAGTATCCCTGCCAGTGGTTTGTTTTGTTTCTAATATCTTCTCGTCAACAAAACCTTGAATACTGTTATTGAGTTCGTTTCTCAAGGAAGGCATTATGGAGGGGAAGTGGGTCTCGTTGAAATCTTTAACTTCTTGAGATATTTCCTTCTTAACTTCCGTAGGATGCAATTTTTGTTCTTCGATAAACGCTTCCGTCTCGGCTTGTTTTCTCTCCTGCATCAACTGAGATAAGGTATCATCAACAACCTCAACGGGTATCTCCCCCATATCAAAACTATATGCGAAGTTATATACCTTTTGGGGTGTCCACCCATAAGCAACTAATTCTGTATAAAGTTCCATCCCATCATCAGAAAGAAAACCCTCGCCATCTGCCATCTTTTATCTCCTTGCCCGTTCCTCTTGAGGTGACACTCCCCCCATCTCAGGCGGGCTAACTTCAGGTCTTAATCCAGTTTTCGGGGGTGTTGGTGCGCCTTGTTGAATACCAATCTGTTCAATTAACCTATCGGCCATATAGAGTAATGTATTAGCAAACTCCTCGTTGCCCTGTTCCTTTTCCTCACCGGCTCTCTTCCGAAGCTGGAAGACAAGCCTTGCTTGCCTCATATAAATCGAACCGCTCATCTCATCTTCGGCAATCCTGCGTTTAACAAGTTCGGGGTCATCAAACTTCAGTAATTCATCGGCAGCAGTGACGAAGTCCATTAACGGACCTTCTGGAATAGCGGTTCTGGCAGCAGTTAATCTCTGTAGGAAGTCGCTGGGCATTGCTAGCGGAGCCTCAACATCTACATATGTAAAATCAGGTATATCTTCGGGACCGAATTCCTTGTTAAAGAAGCCAGCGTGTTCACCAACTTCCTTGCCTGAAATTTTCATCTTATAACTCTTCGGCCACTTTGACTTGAAATCATCAAGCCAATTCTTATCAATCATTGCCCGTGCTTGGTCGCCAACAGAATGTAATTCTCCGAGTGCAGAATAGGCGGCGGTCATCATCTGGTTGTAGGCATAGCCCGAAAGCTCTAATCCCTGTGTTGAGCCATAGGCTACAGGAGGGATGGTTACTATCCCTTCTTCTGAGGTATCTTGCGAGAATAAATAATTTAATTGGGGGAGGGCAGAAGTATCTGGGGATACCTGGCCCATACTCTCGCCTACCTTCAAGTGAACAATTTTCCCCACATCTTCGGGGGATATTGCCCCCTCACCCGTGTTGGTAATATCATATTTCGTCCCCTGAGCAATTTCCTTGGTTATCTGTTGGAGATAACTCCTCATCCTATCCCTAGCCAACTTCGATTCTCTTTCGGGTTCAAAGGGAGACTCCCCTACACGGGCAATCCACTCCTTTTCTCCCTTAATAGTGCCCCTATCGGCAAACCCACCTACGGGGCCAGTCAATATCGGAATGGACTTAAACTCTTTTTGAATTGATGGATTTACTACAGGTTCATCGTCTATGTAAACACCGTAAATAATATCATCGCCGTCTCTCTCCCAACAAGTATATATTGTCCCCCTCCCCCTAAATTGAGTGCCCTTAGCTTTTAATTCCCAACCCTTCGCCTTGGCTAAAAGCAAAATCTCATCTTCTTTAAGGGGATAAATATGATAACAACCAACGAGTTTCCTTGCAACCCATGTTTGAAACACATTGGCGGGGTTAAGAATATCAGCTCTAAAATAAGGGTCTTTGCCTTCTTTGAAAACGCCATGAAATACAGAATACCAGCCCGTCATAAAAGCGAAATCGTAGAATTGTCTCCTCCATAGCATCTCGCCAGCTTGTATCTGTTCGGCGTCCTTTTCCCGCCAAATAGAGTGAATCGCCCGTTCACAATCAGCACCCTTGTCTCTATCTGCCATCTCTTGAGTGGTTATAGGAATTCTATCCCTAACCTTACCAGAGGACAGGAGATGTAAAGATAACATCCGAAACCCCCTTGGAGTGGGAGAAACCATTGTCTCAACATCGCCGGTCGAATCTTCCTTGAGTTCGTCTACTAATCGAGCAAAGCGATACCACTCTTTTATCTTTCTGGTTCTCGGAGCCCAAAAGTCTTTTGCCTTTTTTGCTCTCGTTAAGATGTTATCTTCTTTCATGCCTTACCTCTTGCTGTAACCATAAGATTCTGCTGGCTTCCGTGTCCCACCTAGAGGTGTTAACTCTCGTACTTTTAACCCTATCCCAAGCCATATAACACCATCATCATTGCCCCCTGGAGGAGATTTATACTGGGCATTAAGATTGGTGTCAACATACTGCCTTAGATTTAATAATTCTCTGATTAAAATTTCGTCATCGGTTCTCAACTGAAGACTGTCAATGGCATCCCGAACTGCACTAATTATTGCGGGCTTATTGTGTTTATCGGTGTACCACCCGACCTTCAGGGGTTTATTGACATCCTGATAATCCCTCTGGTGATACAGATTTGGGTAGTGGATTACATTGATAAGCTCGTCAAGAACAGCATCACCCCAGCCCGTATTTCTTTCTACGGCTATAAGGGCATTATTATACTGTTTGCCTAAATCATCTAACCTGTGGGCATATTCTTTGGGCTTCCACTTCCCCCTCAAGGAGGCAACATGGGTCAAGTCATCATCCAGAACACCAGCGTAAGAAAAGTCCTTCCCGGCACCAGAGGCAACATCCGCAGGGAGAAAATAGTTCATCCCTGGGACTGCCAACTCCCAAGTACTTAGCCCATCTTCTATAATGGATGGGGGGCGACATCTGTCCAGCATTCGCTTGAGTTTTTCCTTATCAAACACTCCACCGCCGCTGGTGATAAAACAAGTAGTATCATCCTCTGGATACTCTTGATAAAATAGTTCCTTTCTCTCAATCTGCATAGTCCTTCGGAATCTAATTTGGTCAAGATTTAGGCTATGCTTCCCCATTAAGAGAACTTCATCAGCATTGGGAGCAAACTTCCCCCTACACGCTGGCGAGGCGAACTGAGAACCTTCTAGAAGGGAATTTTCGGCAAACATAAACCAGGGGGCAAAGTGAGGAGTAAAGACTGAATTCCCACTCATAGCGGCTAACCATTTGCGATGGAACTCATTCCCCTCTCCCTGTGGGGTACATTCATAAATTAAGCGAGTATTATCTTTTTTGGGAACGGCCTCTTCAAAACCCGCAAGGAAGTTCTCTATATCTCTCATCTCCCACTTAGCCATTTCTGAACCGTGAAGATGAGTTATAGTTGAGCCAGCGCCAAAGACCTTCGCCTCGGCAGTTCCGATATAAAGTTTAGAATCAAGGCTGGGGAATGCCTTCATATTGCGGCTGTCATACCGCATCTCAGGCCATTCAATCTGGGGGTACTTTTCTAAAAGATACTTATAGAAGAGGTCGCATTTTTCAAGAAGCATTTGGGTAGATGTAGTTTCATATGAAATAATACCCGCCGTAGTTCCTGGCGTAGTTATTGCTTTGGTAAAAAACTCGGCAAGAATTAGAGAGGAAAACCCACCCTGTCTAAACTTCAGAATAATATCCCTTGGTGTTCGGCGGGGCCAGTACCACTCCTGTACTTCGTTGAACTTGAATTTAACTAACCTCTGTTGCTTATCACGAATCCACAAGAAATTTTCAATGAACTTTCGAGTGTCCCCGACTATCTCTTTGAGTTGTTCAAGGAAGGTGTCAGTTTGGGTCATTACCGCCCCATCTGCCCAGGGGTTCTGCGCCTACGGAGGTTTCTCACTACCGCCTTTGGCTTTAAGCCAACGGCGGTCTCCATTGCTCGCAACGGGTCACGCTTAAATGATTTCTCTGAAAGCATAGTTACACCTGGATGGCGCAGACGATGAACCGTTTTGTAAACCCCGTATCCTGGCGGAGATTTTACAGGTTTTCTAGGCGTCTTCTTGGTTATTTTCCTGCTTGCCATTATCTCCTCCTCCTACCAGAGGCTTGCCTTCGGGCAAACTCCCTCTCTCCATATTTGGCAATCCCTGTGCGTCTCAATCCGCCTGCTACATAAGCCTCTGGGTCACGAACCGCCTTTCCCTTAGCGGTTTTATTGCCACGAGCTTTGATTTTCCTAACCTCTGATTTCTTAATTCGGGCAAATCTCCCTGTGGGTTTTTTCTTCGCCCCTTCTCCTAATCTACGTTTTCTCTCCCAGCTTGTTTCTCTCATTTTCTCCTCCTTTTTTTAACTTCACCACTAACAGGTGAACCTCCACTTTTGGGATAACACACAGGAACATAGGTTCGGCTCTTTTCCCCTTTAGGCTTAAGCGTCCTTACCCTGCCGCCAGACTTGACACATCTGGTAAAGTTAGCTGGCATCCTTCTCTCCTATCTCGTATATAAGTTGAAGTAGGTTTATCTTCCCTGAAGAATTCTTGCCTTTTCCCTCTACCCCCGTTATTTTTAGTGCATCCTCAATACCTTTTAGCTTGGTGGATTTCCCCCTATCAGTACATTCAGGCCAAGGAACTTGTATTAACTCCGATAACTGTTGGGCCGCCGTAGGTGTAACATCAGCAATTATGTCCTGTGCCGTCTCACGGGCTTGTAAAATATGGGGGTTTTCAGCAGCCTCGGCGTCTACCTGAATAGCCGTAGCCCGAACTCTCTTAAGAGCTTCTTTGAATTGGGGATTGTTCCTCTTCCATCCCTTAACTGTCGAAGGGGAAAGCCCCGAAGCCCTTATACAAGCGGCTTCGCTCTCTCCTTTGATGATAGAATAGCGAGTTAGGATAAGGAACGCTTGCTGTGATTGGTTGAACGGGGACATATCTACCCCGAATAATGTTACTTCAGATACTTTCTTCAATGAAAACCTCTTAAAATGGGTTATTTCTATGTCAGTTTAGGGGTATTGTGGGTATAAAACGGGGTGTTTTGCGACTATTCATAAAAAGGGGGCATATTGTGAGAGGGGCTATAATATATAGACTCACACTCTCAAAAAGGGATGCACCCCCACCTACCCCCCTTACCATAATTTAATTTTGAAGCTAAACTGGGTCGTACTATGTAACTTATGTATACTTACAAAGGGAGATTGGGACTAAAGAGGGTGGAGTTTTACTCTTTCTTCTCTTCGGCAGTGACTTAATAACCGCCACTGGGAACCCTTACTCCTCCTTTAATCTTTCCCTAATACCTTTCCCTTCTATCACCTGACCACAAGTAGGATACACAGAACAATGTTCTCTTAAGTGTATCTCCCATAAGTAATCCCATCCTTCAGGAGATAACGCCCAACCTTCAGAACATCCCCAAACTTCTGCTTGGCAGTAAGGGCAGTTACTTATATCTTTCACTTATCTCCTTTAAGAGATATCTAGTGCACGCATAGCGTTCGGTGCCGGAGTCAAGAACTAACTACTCCGAAGTGGTCACAAAAAGTCTAGCCTTCATCGCCAACCCCCACCCCTCATTCAGCTAATCCCTCACACCTCAAATC